TCTTCACCTGCAGGAGCAGGGAGGAAACGAAGCACTGCCTGACCATTACCTGCCTTATCGACAGTTGGTTTCCAGAAGCGATCGTCGTCGCCACGCTTTTCATTTGATGGGTTTGCGATTGACTCGACTGCCTTCATGAGTGAGTCGAAGTTTCCACGATTCTTGCGGAGTTCTGATAGTGAATTAATTGACATATGTATTGTCCTTATATTTGCGTTGTATGTTAGTATTTGCGATTTGTATCATAATCATCGTAGTCATCATACTCTTCAGCATCATTACTACCTGAGTATTTATACAGGTTCTTGCGGTGTTTATTTGATTTATCAACACCTTTACGTACTTCTCTTACTTTTGGTTCATCGTTGCCCCAATAGTCCCTGCTTCTTGAATTACCCATTTAACAGACCACTTGGCCTTTCTCCTTGATCCATAGTTGAGAGAATTTCGACCGATCGAAACGAACGAACGGACGATACTTAATTATCAAAAGATTTAAATCGTTCCAGATAAAATCATTCAACAATTCAGTATTTACATTATACCTGAAATCTAGTAGTTTGTCAAGTATAATAACTGTTTCTAGTGAAATTTTATTTCCCAATAACATCTTAATAATTATTGGATGTTGATTATTGACAGATACAAAAGGATCTTGTTCTGCCTTCTCTGCTTCTATAAGTAAACGATTAATATCGTTTGCGAACATGTAAGACAATCTGTCTTGTCTACCCTTCCACTTTTCATAGATGTCATCAGAATCTGCACTAAAGATGCCGCCGTTCTTATCTCCTGCTGCAAAATTTGCAACAAAGTAGTTGATAATTTCTTGACGAGCGACGAACTTCTTCGCCAGTTTCCTGAATAGGAAAACATCTCTTCGTTTTAAGAAGGCAGATTCTGATGACTTGACAGCACCTTTAGTTACGGTGATGTCATATGACTCAGTAGTGAAGTGTAGTTTAAGTGCCATGTAGAGGCGATAAACTTCATATGCTTGCATTAAAGAGGTAATTTCCCACCAGATTTGCGCTTCAACATATTTAGTTCTTCTGCTTCTGCTCGAATCTTCTCTTTCAAAGAAGTAGTGAGTAATACAGCAACAGATTCCATCTCAATATCTTTTTTGATACAATAGTCAAGAAGAATATCCAAACAAGGAATACCATTCTCGAATGATTGTTTCTCCACGAATTGAGAGAACTCTATTGCTGAATTATACTCTTTTGTAATTAAAAATTCATTGGTTACTTCAGAACCATCCATTACCATATTCAAAGTTATTATCCTGCATAAAAAATGTGATCACCGATTTTTGTAACACGCCTCAAATTCCATCTTGGATTTACATAATCCGCATGGTAGAATAGCACGTTACGTCCAAGTATACCGTGATTTGCCCCAGAAAGCAATACTTTTTCAGCAACTTTTTTAGATTCTGAATATTGCTGGGCACTGCGCACGCTCTTCTTACCTTCGCATACCCATGAGAACTGGCAAACACGCTTAGTTCTCTGATACACGACTGCGCACACAGACTTCGGGAACTTGGGACTTTTTACGCGATTGATAGTTACTGCAGCAACCGCCAACTTTCCTTGAGTTGACTGGTTTCCTGCCTCGTAGTAAATATTGTCTGCTAGACATTTCAATTCGCGATTATTTGCTAAATGTATGTTTTGGGTTTCAATTTTTCTTAGTGCGGTTTTCTTTTTTTCTTCTGCCGCATCTTCTTTAATCTCTTGGATTACTTCTACAAAGCCGAGGGAATATTCCCTCGTATCTCTCTCGATAGCATCTTCAGCATATGAATTGATTCCATATAAACTATATACTAATACTGTAAAAATCGAAAGAAACTTGAAAAACTTCTTGTTAAAGGAAGTCATCTTATTTCCTAATACTTGTTAAACTTGAGAGGGTATTAACCAGTGACTCCCCACACTGGTGCCCGAAGACAAAAAACCCACCATGCGTGCTTTTTCAAGTAGAGGCGTAGTGGGTTATGCAAATATTTATAAGCATAGAACCGCAGAGCAACTCGGTCCACCCGTTTAATCGAACGGTTGATAGTTTTATTCTGTTTCGAGGAAAAACTATCAAAAACCCAATGCTAGCTTAAGCAGCTAGAGCAAAGGCAACGTTATCGTTTGCATTTACAGTTTGTGGCGCTTTGCCAGTCAATCAGTCTCGGTATTCCTATTACACGAAAATCGAATTCCAAGGTCACCCCCAACAACAAGAAACTCATCTTGGCACGTACCGCAGCAAAAATCATCTTCTAAAATACGTGCTCTTAACTCTTCTCGATTAGTATACTGAGAGTCACGTATATCACGACAACTGCATATTACCATAAATTTCCTCTTGGTGGAGGTGGGGGGAGTCGAACCCCCGTCTTTCCGCTTTTATTGTCAACTGTCATCAACTGATATACTATTTATACTATACTTAACGTTGAAAGTCAAGTGTTTTATGCTTCCCAAGGAAGTTTTTTTCCTACTGGACCCCACTTACCTTTGGGGCAGGATGCACGATTAAGTTTTGTTTTTACGGGCATCAAACATCCACATTGATTGCATATACGCTTATGTATTAAATGTTCACACTGCCTACAAATTTCCATCCGTTGTTCGGATAGTTCACTCACTGGTATAATACCCATTTTCATAATAGTCGCGAGCGCGAAGAAGTTTCTTCACCCAATCATCACGCTTTTCAATGAACACTTGCGGAACATCATCCTCAACTGCGATTAGAATTACCAACCACGGAACAGGAATACCAGTGCGTTCTTCATACATGATAGCATATGCTGCTGTCTGCATGAAGTAACTTTCAATGTAAGATTTAGACTTCGATTTGTTGGAAGTCTTGAAATCGATAACAGCACGTTTACCATCATACTCAGCAATACAGTCGACTCGACCTGCCATGCGGAGGTGATCACTATAAAGCGCAAGTTCCTGGCAATGAATGTTGCTGATAGGTTCTAAGATAGTTTTGAATTTATTGAACATCTCAACGTCAAGCATCGATGCCTTGACTTCATCAATCTTGTCACTTACGTTTTCGTTCTTGAGATACGTTTCGGTTAGCGTGTGAATTTTAGTTCCACGAGTCGATGCTTTGTTTGAGATCTTATTTGCTTCTTCTTCACCAACACGTTTTCGCCAAGCGGCAATAGAGTCGCGAGAGAGAACACCAAGAACGGTGGTGGCAGAGGGATATGCAGTACCACTGGCATTTACATAAACTCTACCACCATCTTCGCTCGTAGTTGATTGGGCAAAATCTTCATACTCATATATTGTTTCAAACATCATAAATCCATTATACTATAATTGACAGAAAAGTCAAGCCCTTAATTATATTTTTCTTCGTATTCCAAACGAGCAATGATATACTCCTTGACCAGTTTAGAACGGACGATGTCGTTAACAGAGAACTCAACTGTTTTAAACGAAGGCATCATGTCAGCAATTGTTATAAACTTTTGCAAACCAGACATATCGTTCTTTTTATATAGGTCTGTTTGTCGGAAGTCTCCGCAGAAGATAATCTTGGAGTTTTTCCCGATACGTGTCATAATAGAGTTCAGTTCCATGTCAGTCATATTCTGACATTCATCAACAATGATCACCGAATTATCAAGTGTGATACCACGCACGAACGAGGTGATTAGGAAATGAACGGTCTTTTGCTCCTGCATGCGCAGGAAGGGTTGGATGTGATTGAATAAGTCATCACATATCTCAACGTAAGGTAAAGTATAGACCTCTGTTTTTTCCTTCTCGTCACCTGGAAGGTGTCCGATATCTCTTGATGGTACTGCTGAACGCACAACAACAACACGTTCATAATCTGTTGTTGGGTCCAGAACTTCTTCAAGTGCCTTATACATGGAAATAAATGTTTTACCTGTTCCTGCTACACCGTGTAGTAGAATTGCAGTGGACTGTTGATTGTAAAGATCGAAGAAGAGTCGTTGATTCTGAGTTTTTGGTTGAATGTGTTTTAGATCCTCATATTTAACTTTGCACAGTTTACTCTTTTCGATTGTTACTTTTGGTTCAGAATTCGATACAACTTGGAGATTGTTTTTTCTTCTTGTCATAAACAGTCCTTAATCTTGTCTAGAGTGAATACAAAAAAGGCGACCCCACATAAGGTGGAGTCGCCTATTGTTACCGAACGATCTCGGTATCTGAAATTGGAATGGGGATTGTTCTTTTTAATCTCATACAGGTATTTATTAAACTGTATCCCTCCACCACTCTGGAATAGGACGATTTTTCCACTTTGCCATACTTTTTTTTGCACCGATATAATAGTTACGATATGACTGCAGAGAGTCGCCCTGCACCTTGTATTCATCAGGCATAGCAGGTGTTGGTTGTGTCAGATATCCAATAGGAATATTAGCAGGAGGTTTCCTCAACCAGTATACTAGACGATCAGTCGCATGAATCTTGCCATAGCGGTAAGTATATTCCTGTAAAAGATCTTGTAGTAAACACATCAACCAATTGTAATTATTGTTGGACTGTCGCGCCCAAATAGCACTGGGGTGATTAATATGTGATGCTTTGTAAAGCATATTTTCCATCTGATCATCTTCAAGTCGCCAACGCTTGATTCGACGCCCAGAAGAGGCATCAATATATTCTTTACCATCAAGCATACGATGTGCTGTTGACAGTAGTTGGGCATACTCTAAAATCATTTTAACAACGTGCTTATCATTATGATATGTGGCACAAGTTTTGACATCGCGGTCAAGGTAAAAAATATTCATAATATATTAGTTCTCAAGTTTAAAGGGGACTTCCTCAATTGACTTACGAATGCATTCGATATGCGCTTTCGTAGTATTAGAAATATACTCTGATTCAAGCGAAAAGTCAATACATTTTATAACATCAACTGGATCCATCTTAATTAAATCGTCGATAATTACACGATTATCTGTTTCGCCGAACGCATTAACACAGAATAAAACAATATCAATGTCCATGTCTGAATATAGTGGTATTCGATATAACCGCTTTCCGTTAACAAACTTATCAGGAAATTTTAGTATATCAGCCATAGATCTATTTATTAAAATGCGTTGAAAAAACTATGTGAAGTCTGTTTGCGGAAGTGGATGCATTTATCGCAGTATGTTTGACGTTGGTTTGTAAACTATACAACCTACCAATATCTGGCATCCGTTCTACCTTGTCATCTACGACAAAGAACGCATTAGTATCAGTGATCAGAGGTATGTGA